AAAATTAGAAAAACAAGAAAAGAAGCACGCCTCGGATCGACGTGTATTGCGTGATACAGTCGGCTTCTTTTCGGCCCTTAATGAGGATTTCGTCGAAGACTCATCTGGCAAGGGAGACCATCGTCATATGACGGATGCACCCGCTCATGCCCCTGCAGCTAATTTATTGGAACAAACATCACGTTTGTTTTCATCTGCGAAAATCGCAGCCAGCTTGCGCGACATGGGTTGTTGTTCTGTCTGTGCTTTGGTGCGCCTTGTTAAGATCGAGCTTCCTCAAAATTACCCAGATTTACTCGCTAGGCTCCCGGGTTCCGGAGCAAAAGTGTTAGCTGCTGACGCCTTACGTCATAACAAGGAGATGCATGCCTTAAATGGTAACATCGTTGATGTGTTTTCACGTGAATTCGCCAAGCAATTTCAAGAGGCCATGGAAAGTGCAATTGATGAGTCCGAAGAACGTCAATTCTATCAGACCATCAGGCATACCCAAACGTTGCTTCTTGAGCTGGAGAGGTCGTTTGACACCACGACTACCCTCCAGGCTGACATGCGAGCCCTAACCTTTGCTGATGACGCTGGTACACTTCTGAGTGTTCTTGGTCTCATTAGTTCAGACGACGTCGATACACCAGAAGAGCTTCCTCAGGTTGTCGATAATGCAGGTTTTCAACAGCCTAGTACCTCCTTTCAGGAGCCTGGTTCTGTTAGTCAGCCTTCTTGCATCGATATGCCTCGGGTGGCTCCTTCACACGGTAGCGGAGCTAGAGCATCAGTTCGGGGGTGGCTATCGCGTTTGCTTGCACGAAGAGTACAAGCTCCGCCGATGCCACGTCTCAACGCGACTCTAGCCCCGGAAGAGGACGTCGTACCCGATAGAACTCTAAGAGCTCTGACACCTTCGTATCTCCGTATCAGGTGCAGATGTTAGATAAAGCAGGCGACGGCCTGATGACGCCCACATTGTTAGGTGCTACTATTTCAGCTGAGTACGTTAGTGGCGTTGAACCTCGCGGTTCGATGTTAAACGACAGAAACGCTCGAAATGTGTTGGCTCCACTTTCTGGGTGTCCTCGGCTGGCGTATGCTGCTAACGCGATAGAGGTTAGCGGCTTAGATCTGACGCCATTTGCGCTTCGTGCAGCTTTGTACGATATGCAATTCACGCCAGAGCTAACTCCTCCGACTGG